CACGACTTTACTGAAAGAGTAAAGAACGTAAACTTTAATAACGCTGGTTATCCCTTCGATGTTATGACTATTAACAAAAAGGGAATAGCTGCTGCCTTGAATATGGGCATACGTTTGAGCCTAGGATACGACGCAGTAGTCACAATGGCGAATGATATCTTAATGCCTGATAACTGGTTATTACAAATGGTAACCGCAGCCGAAGCCATCCCTAATACGGGAATGTGTGGTATCCACGTAGTAGAGGGAATTAACGAAATGCAAGTTATTAACGGAATACCCGTTCACGTTCAAGATGCTTCTTTTGGCAATGTTTTGATACCGATGTCGGCAGTTAAAAAGATAGGATATTTCAACGAGGCTTTCGACCCTTACGGAATGCAAGACTCCGATTATGCTTTTAGGTTAAGACAAACGGGACACTTGAACTACTACCTAAACGGAATACGAGCTGAGCATATAGGACACGATGTAGGACAAGACACACCTTACCGAAAGATGAAAGACGAAGGCTTATCTAAGTGTGATGTAATATGGCTTGAAGAAACCAAGCGTTATATGGAAACAAACGATTATACAATCTTCCTAAATGAATATATCTAAAGTACCAATCTCGAAAGTAAGAGCTAATCCTAATAACCCAAGGATTATTAAGGATGACAAATTCCAAAAGCTCGTTAAGTCAATTCAAGAGTTTCCTCAAATGCTTGAAATAAGACCTATCGTAGTGAATGAAGATATGATAGTCTTAGGCGGTAATATGCGTCTAAAGGCTTGTCTAGAAGCTGGGATAAAAGAAGTAGCTATCATTAAAGCAACTGACTTAACCGAAGAGCAACAAAAAGAATTTATCATTAAGGATAACGTAGGCTTCGGGGAATGGGATTGGAACGACCTAGCAAATAATTGGGATTCGGATAAACTCGAAGAATGGGGGTTGGATATACCGGGGTTTGCTATTGCTCCTTCGGATGATGAATTAATAGGAGAAGAAAAGAATAAGCCACCTACTATGAAAATTACTTTTGAAGCAGTAGAAGACTTACAACAAGCCGAAATAGATATTAGAGAGCTAATAGATAGAAAATATCCTAAGGCTTATTTTTCAGTTTCAGCTGGGGAGATATGAGATTAGAGAAAGCATCAAGAAAGGCGGTAGTTTATGCTTGTATGAACTTTCATTATTCTAAAAGAATACCAGTTAGTTCAAATATATCTTATTCAGTATTTAATGATAAAAATGAATGGTGTGGTATCATTATGTACGGCTATCCAAATTCTCCTAATATAGTACCTGAGTTTAATTTAGAGAATGGAAAAGTATTAGAACTAAGAAGAGTAGCTTTAAACTCAAAACAAGAAATTACTTCTAAGGCATTAGCTATATCAATGAAACTAATTAAAAAAGACTGTCCTACTGTTAAACTTTTAGTTTCTTATAGTGATAAAGGTCAAAATCATTATGGTACTATTTATCAAGCTACAAATTGGTATTTTATTAATGAAAGTGAAAGTAGTGGTTATGAATTTTTAATTAATGGGAAATGGGTACATTCAAGACACGGAAAGGGGGATATAAAAAGAAAGTTAGCTGGTAAAAGAAAATATATTTTTCCATTAGATAAGAATTTGCTATCTATGTGTAAGAAACTAGCAAAACCTTACCCGAAGAAACAAGCGGTAGAAGCATAAAAGTAATGCGTTAGTCTTCCAGACTAAAGAAGGGGGGCAGTACCACCCTACCGCTCAATAATTTAGAGAGAATAAAGAGAAATGGCTAATAATCACAATCTCATACCAGCGAAGAAAGGCGAAGTAAGAAACCCTAATGGAAGACCTAAGAAGTACGTAACCTTACTTAGGGAGCAAGGGTATAAGCTATCGGAGATTAACGATACTATCCAAGTTATGCTTCAAATGGATTTGGATGACCTTAAAGAAGTTTGGGATAACCCTAAGGCTACAATCTTAGAGAAAACTATCGCAAACGCTATGCGTAAGAGCTTGGAGAAGGGTAGCTTATATTCGGTTGAAACTTTATTAACGAGAGTCTACGGGCGTCCGAAAGAGGTTCAACAAGTGAGTACTGATAGTAGAATAGAGGTAGTTTTTGTAAATGGTAAAACGATACTTTAAAATAATTACTCTGGTTAGTAACCGCAGGAGGCTATGTTGCAATGCGAGTAATGGCACTCTTCCTTGTCGCCAAAACATCCTGCAAACTTTTTTTAATTAGTAGGGCAAAATAATAGCAATTTGCTATTTATAGATAACATAGGTTTTTTCCACATTTTAGCCAATTAGAAGCAACTCTAATAAATAAAATGTTTCAGTTCATTCGAATACGATGGCATAAAGTGAGAGCAATGTCGACCCCTGACAACTCTCGACAAGGAAGTGAAAGATAGACGCCTGATAAACCCTTAGGGATAAGGAGGCAATGAATGGGTACTGAGTGATAAAGGTAGTTGCAAAATATATAAGCCTTTATAATTTGAGCATAGTTTGGTATAAGTTGATTTACCCTACTTCCTTGGATATAGAGGGGGTGTATCTAAACCATAAGTAATGAGAATAGAATTGCCTCAGCCACATAAGAATCAAGAGCTAGTACTTAATTCAAAGGCTAGATTTAGGGTTATAATGGCTGGGAGAAGGTGGGGAAAAAGTGAGCTTTCGCAAATCGAAATAATAGTACACGCTTTAAACGGAGAGCAAGTCTTTTATATAACTCCAACCTATCAACTGGCTAGGGTATTCTTTGAACAACTAAGTAAATGCGTACCCTTTGAGGCTAACAAATCTGAACTATCAATTAAGTTCCCAAATGGGGGTGCGGTTTATTTCTTTACGGGGGAAAGGCTAGATAACCTTCGTGGAAGAAAGTTTCACTTCGGGGTAATAGACGAAGCCTCTTTCATTCCGAACCTAGAAGAAGGATGGTTAAATTCTATAAGACCTACGCTTACCGATTATAAAGGGAGAGCTTTGTTTATCTCCACTCCTAAGGGTAAGAACTTCTTTTACTCTTTATTCCTAAAATCGGGAGAGCCTGACTGGGAGTCATTTAAATTCACTACATACGATAACCCTTATATAGACCGAGGCGAGATTGACGATGCCCGTACCCAATTACCTCAAGTTGTCTTCGAGCAGGAGTATATGGCTAATCCGGCCGAAAATGCCTCTAATCCTTTCGGGAGTAGTTATATCAAGCAATGTACGTTTGAGCTCAGCCACGAGCCTCCTATTGCGTTTGGTGTCGATTTAGCGAAGGCGGTAGACTGGAGCGTAATCATAGGACTAGATAAGAATGGTTCGGTATGCCATTTTGAGCGTTTCCAAAAAGACTGGAGGCAAACGAAGCTAGTAATTCAGAACTTACCTAAGGTACCCGTACTCGTAGACTCCACGGGAGTAGGAGACCCTATCTTTGAAGACCTACAAAGAGAAGGGGTTTTAGTAACGGGGTTTAAATTTACTTCAACAAGTAAACAACAATTAATGGAAGGTCTAGCCTCAGCCATTCAGCAAAGAAAGATAACCTTTCCCGAAGGGTATATTACAAACGAGCTAGAAGTCTTTGAGTATCAGTACACCGCTACGGGAGTTCGATATTCTGCACCGCAAGGTTTCCACGATGACTGCGTTATGGCTTTAGGATTGGCTTGGCAACACTACACTAGAAACCAAGCTCAGGGAAAATACTCCTTTGCGTAATGTCCTTTATATCGTACAAAAAGTAACGAGTTTGCTCCTTTTAAGGCTCATTAAATTCTAACTACAATCTTTTCGGTCTTTTCTATTTATAGGTATGACTTGGAAAGATATAAACGTATTTCAGTACCAGCAGTTAAACGAACTCTTCCTAAAAGGTAAAGACCTTGAAGAGCTAGACTTAGCGGTAAAGGCATCGGCTATTTGTATGAATATGACCGAGAACGAAATCGACTCTTTAGGAGTGCAAGAGCTGAACGGCATTTTAAGCCGTATTAAGTTCATCCACACCGAGCTAAAG